ATGTAGCCCAGAAATGTATTCGATCAAAAGTTCAAACAAAGTACAATAGTCGGTCAAGGAAGCAGGCGGAAAAAGAGATGGTCCAGTCCCCATCTCTTTTTTATTGCTAATTGACATTTTAAAGCAATCGCAGGGGAAATTTGCGTCTGCAACTGCGAGAAGCTTCAACAGCAAATTATATTAAATCTTGAGTAGTTGCAAATAAAAAAACATTGATTTATAATTTAAATAATAAGAAAAATGTTGTTACTATAATATTTACTATCAACTAACTTTTTTTAATTTCATATTAAAATCTTCTAAAAGGGATATCAGACAAAAAAGATATCCTTTTTTTAGTTAAAATGTATAGTTTGTATAGTTGCAATAAATATCTAAATTGCTATAATAAAAATATAAACAATATTTCGATAACCTTTCTAGCTGATCTGGATGCATATAGTCGTGCATTCAAATCATTACGCCAATTCATGCGGATATGCAGAAAAAGAAGAATCAAAGTCAGCCTTGGTTCTTCTTTTTTCTTGCAATAAATATGTAAATGAGTATAATAAAAATATAAATGTATAAATGCATTTAGCTTTATGGTTTGCGATTTGGTAATCCGCCATTTCGTATGATAGTATTTTAATTTTAGAAAAGGAGAATCAACGTCAGTCTTGGTTCTTCTTTTTTCTTGCAATCAAAAATTAAAAAGATTATAATAAAAGTACAACTTAATAAAGATATCTACTAACTAAAAAAGATATTTGCAGCTGTAGGGGCTATAGGCAAATATCTTTTTTGTTATCAAAGTGTTGTTTTTTGTTATCAAAGTGTTGTTTTTTGTTATCAAGATATGTTATAATTATAAAAAATTTTGAAAAGGAGGAAACTCCTTACTATTCATTAGGTGCAGCACTTGTATTTATTGCAAGTGCTTTTTTGTTGCATAAAAATCTGAAAAGATTTATAATAATTTTAAAATATTAAGAAAGGGGAAACCTTGTTATCAATCATCCTTTTTCAGTTTTTTTCATTTTTTTAAGCACTCAATTCTTCCAGAGTGCTTTTTTATTGCAATTAAGATTAAAAACATTTATAATAAAGAGGTCGAAAACTTTATTATCAACATAATTCAAATCCCGAATTAACAGGTTGAAAGTAAAAAGAAAATACAATTGTTGCAGATGCAGCAGTTGTATTTTTTTGTACAATTTATTAAATATACAGATTTCTTTTATAGTGTTATAATAATTGTAGTATAAATATATTAAAGGGGTATCTATTTTTAATGAAAAAATTAGTAAATTTAGTAATTGCAATTAGTAGTTTAACAATCATAATGGCATCTTTATTTATTATTTATTATGTTATAACTTTTTAATCAAAATTTTAGGAGGTACACGAAATGTATCCAGAAATTTTAGAAGTTGCAAAAAGATTAAAAATGAAAGGCATAGAATTTGATCTAGAAGAGTGGGAAGATGGTTATTGTATATCTATTGATAATGATTGTGATCAAGAGATGCAAGCTTATCAATATAATGGCAGCTATCTTTCAGAATTAGGATTGATAGAAATAATTGTATACAATGATTTATACGATTACAAAAGCTATGCAGATGTTGATTATGTTGTTGATTTCATAGTAAAATTCATGAATTTGATGGAGGAAAATTAGATGGCGAATGTATTAGGAATTATCAGAAATAAAGCTTCTGGAATTGCAGGTGCTGTTGAACTTTTTATTAATGGATTAAAGCAAAATCAATATAAATCAGTTGAATTAGAATCAGCAATGGATAGTTTTGCACAAAAATCAACATTGCCTTATGATTTTTACCAAGGAAGTGCAGTAGTTTATAAAGGTGAAATCCACATTTTAGGTGGTAATGGAAATGAAACAAAACATTATAAATGGAGTGGAAGTTCTTGGACATCAGTTTCAACATTGCCTTATTCTTTTAAACGAGGAAGTGCTTTTGTCTATAACGATGAAATTCACATTTTAGGTGGTAGTGGAAATTATACAAAACATTATAAATGGGATGGGAATTCTTGGACAAATGTATCAACATTGCCTTACTCTTTTATTGATGGAAGTGCTGTCGTCTATAACAATGAGATACACATTTTAGGTACTAATATTACTCCTAGTGAAAATTATAAAAAACACTATAAATGGAATGGCAGTTCTTGGACAAGTGTATCAACATTGCCTTACTCTTTTTATGATGGAAGTGCTGTTGTACATAATGGAGAAATCCACATTTTAGGTAGTGTTAGTAGTGAAAATGCAACAAAACATTATAAATGGAGTGGAAGTTCATGGACAAGTGTATCAACTTTGCCTTATGAATTTGATTTGTCAAGTGCTGTCGTATACAACGGAGAAATCCACATTTTAGGTTCTAATTTTACTAGTAGCTATTATAAAAAGCATTATAAATGGAATGGCAGTTCTTGGACTTCTGTATCAACATTACCTTATGATTTTTATTGGTCAAGTGCTGTAGTTTATAAAGGTGAAATTCACATTTTAGGTTCTCGTGGTAGTGGAAATGAAACAAAGCATTCATATTTTAGAAATAATGTTTTAGGAAAAGAAATTTCAACATTACCTTACAGTTTTGGCGTTACAAGTGCTGTAGTATATAATGGAGAAATCCACATTCTAGGTTCATATTATGGTAGTGGAAATGCAACAAAACATTACAAATGGAATGGCAGTTCGTGGACATCCGTATCAACATTGCCTTACAATTTTTCTTGGGGAAGTGCTGTTGTCTATAACAACGAGATACACATTTTTGGTTCATATTCTAGTTCAGGTTATACAAAACATTACAAATGGAATGGCAGTTCGTGGACATCAGTTTCAACATTGCCTTACTCTTTTTATGATGGAAGTGCTGTTGTATATAATGGTGCAATCCACATTTTAGGTAGTAGTACTAGTAGTGATAATTATACAAAACATTACAAATGGAATGGCAGTTCGTGGACATCCGTATCAACATTGCCTTACAAATTTAATAGAGGAGATGCTGTAGTTTATAACAACGAGATACACATTTTTGGTTCATATTCTAGTAGTGCATATTATACAAAACATTACAGATGGAATGGCAGTTCTTGGACTTCTGTATCAACATTGCCTTATGATTTTTACCAAGGAAGTGCTGTTGTACATAATGGAGAAATCCACATTTTAGGTAGTGTTAGTAGTGGAAATGCAACAAAACATTACAAATGGAATGGCAGTTCGTGGACATCCGTATCAACATTGCCTTACTTATTTTACCAAGGAAGTGCAGTAGTTTATAACAATTTCATAAATTTACTTGGTGGAACTTCTTCAAAATATAATCATAGTATAATACCGTCAGGGAATTATAGTGTATATTTAAGTTAATAGAAAATTTATACAATTTTAGCTATTGACACACAATTTTAAAAAGAATAAAATATAATTAGCTGTTGGGAATCAAAATAGATGTAAAAGTTTATCAATGTGAAAGTTGTATAGACAATTCATTGCACTAATTTTATATAATTGATATAAAATGAAAATTTTTGTTATCAACAGCTAAAATTCTATGTAAACTGTGTTAAAAACATTGGTTTTGCGAATAGTTTCACATAATTTTTAATCGGCTGAAAAGCCTGCATTAAATTGTAGGCTTTTCGCAAAACAATTTGAATAATTTTTAAAATGGTTGATTTTGTATGAAAATAGATTTTAATGTATTTGATAATAAATGTGTTGTTGTAAAAACCGTTTCTGGAGATCAACTCGAAGGCATTTTACATTTGCATCATATGAATTATCCAGACAGGCTAATTTTTGAAATTAATGAGAAGTTTTTTGAAGAATTTCAAATACGAGGAATTCAAGAAACTAATGTGGGGTAAATGTTATGAGTATATTAAATTATGATGATTTTTTATCCAAACAAAGCCATACAAGTTTAACAAAATTGTTATCAACAAATTTGTTAAAAAGTTACACAGCAACAATCGAAAATGACTGGTCCGCAGCAGATCTATATTATAAATATGCGGAAAAATGTGGTAAAGCACTTGAAAATATGACAAAGCAAGAAGTTAATTTGCATGATGTATTGATGAATCAATTAGATTTAGAAAATCATAAAAGAAATATTAAATTTTATATAAAAAAGAATTAGGGATATTTTCATAACTCTTATTCATAATATATATATTCTATACGAAAAATGGCAAATAAAAATTATTTGCCATTTTTATATATATATTTAATGATTATCTTGATTTTTTTTATAATTTTTATTGCTTATTTCCAAACAACTTCCGAGAAAGACTTGTAAAGCTGTTATTGTTGCAGTTATTTCTTTTGTATATTTTAAGTTCCAGATCAATCCAATTGTATTATAAAATGTGCAAAACGCAGGTAATACAATTAGGATAATGAATCGAATAATCAAAAATATTTTCTCATTTTTGATGATCATACAAATTCCTCCTTTATTAAATGTTATTAATTAAAAATAAAAGGTTCGTTATGAACCTTTTATTTTTTTTGGAGATTTAAAATGAAAAACACTTATATATATAGTATAAAACAATAGGATATCTATGTAAATATCAGAAAACTTCAATTTAAAAACCTTATTATTAGATAATTATGATATAATCAAAATAGAATAGTGATCAAATGGAGGTAAATATGAATTTAAAAATTGAATATTTATCTATTGATGATTTAAAAGTTTATGAAAAAAATGCAAGAAAACATGCTGAAGAAGATATTGATGTTATAAAAAATAGCATAAAACAATTTGGTTTTAACGATCCTATAGGTATTTGGGGCAAAAACAACATAATTGTTGAAGGGCATGGAAGATTTTTAGCTGCAAAAGAATTGAAATTAAAAAATATTCCAGTTGTTAGGTTAGATCATCTAACAGATGATGAAAGAAGAAGCTATGCATTAATACATAATAGATCAGCAGAATTATCAGAATGGGATTTTGATTTATTAGGAGAAGAAATAACAGATTTAAAAGATATTACTGATTTTAATGAATTAGGATTCGATTTTGATCTATGCAATATTTTTTCAGAAGAAAAAGAAATACCTGAAAAATTAGATCCATCATTAAGATATAACACTTTTGATAATATCGAAAAAGGTTATTATGAATCAAACAATTATTATGGTATTCCAGAAATAAAAAAAAGTGATGTTGTATCTGATAAAATGGTTAGATTTTGCGACTGGAAAGAAATTCCAGAAGCTGAAAGAAAAAACTATATAGCACACTTTTATTATGATGACTACAAATTTATTCAAGCGTGGAAACATCCTGATAAATATATCGATAGATTAAAAGAATTCAAGGCAGTTGTTACACCGAATTTTTCATTATATACAGATTTTCCACGTGTTTTACAAATTTTATCATGTTATAAGCGCAATTGGGTTGCAAAATATTGGTCTGAAAAAAATATAAATGTTATACCGCAAGTCGTATGGGGCGACAAAGAATCGTTCAATTATTGTTTTTTAGGAATACCAAAAAAATCTGTTGTATCAGTTTCAACGTTGGGAATTTTACAAGACAACGACTGGAATGGAAAAAATAATAATTTATTTCTTGAAGGTTATAATGAAATGTTACAAAGATTAGAACCAACAGCAGTTTTGTTTTATGGATCGTTGCCAAAAAATATAAAATTAAAAGGTAATATTATTAGAATACCAACATATTATGAATTAAAATTTAAAAAGGAAAGGTGATCATATGGGGTCAGGTAAAAGTAAATTAAAAGGAAATAAATCAAGTGGAAGAAATTCAAATAAGAAATATCAAGGATTTACATTAACTTATCCAGATGGTGAAGTAAAAAATTTTAGAGTTGTAAATGGTAAAGTTGAAGAAGTAGGGGATATATATAGAAGTCAAAGTTTGACTGATATATATGGATTAGCAGATAAAAATGAAATTGTGCAAAAAGCATATGATACATATGGAGGAACGGAAGGGTTAATAAAAAAATTAGGCAGTTCTAAAGCTAAAATATTATCTGATGCAGCTGTTGAAAAAATTGAAGCAGAAGCAAAAAAGAACTATGAAAAAGGATTAAAAGATAGAGAAACGAGAGAATCTAGAAGGAAAAAATCAGGAAACAGAAAATCTGCTTATTGGAGTGCTATGTAAAAGAACATATGATAGATGACAAAAACAAAACGAAAGAAAATTTGCTGCGTGGTTTGGAAAAAGATAAAAAATGAAAACAAAAAAAGCAATAAGGAGTTTAACATATGAATAAAAACACAAAAAAGAAGAAAAAGATGGGGCGGCCACGTAAATACATAGACATAAAAGAATTTGAAAAATTATGTGCTCTGCAATGTACAGAAGAAGAAATTTGTGGTTGGTTTGGAATTACTGATAAAACCTTAAATACGTGGTGCCGTCGTAATTACGACAATCAGACTTTTTCCGAGGTTTTCAAAGCAAAAAGAGCACCAGGGAAAATATCTTTAAGAAGAACGCAATTTCAATTAGCTGAAAAATCTGCAGCAATGGCGATTTTCTTAGGAAAACAGTATTTAGGACAAACCGATAAGGTGGAACAAATAACAAACGATAATGATAATGTTTTAAAATTTATTGAGGGAATGAAAAACAATGAAAATACAGCAAATTAATATTAATAAATTAAAAGAATATGAATATAATGCAAAAAAGCATGATGAAAAACAAATAAAAAATGTTATGCAAAGCATAAAAGAATTTGGAATGGTTCAACCGATCGTAATTGATCAAAATAATACTATTATAATCGGCCATTGCAGATTTAAAGCACTTAAAAGATTAAAATACAAAGAAGTTCCATGCGTTAAAATTGAAAATCTATCTGAAAAAGATATAAATAAATTACGTTTATTAGATAACAAATTGAATGAATCAGAATGGGATTTTGATTTATTATCTGATCAAATAGGAGCAATTGATTGGAACGATTTTGACATTGACTGGGGACTTGATGATTTCTTAAAAGAAGATGAAAAACCTGAAATTATTGAAGATGAAGTCCCAGATGTTGAAGATACATCAATTAGTCAAGTCGGAGATATTTATATTTTAGGAAAACATCGTTTAATTTGCGGTGATTCAACAGATGAAAATATAATTAAACAATTGATGAATAATGAATATGCAGATCTTTTATTAACAGATCCACCGTATGGAATTAATGTTGTATCTGTTGATAAAAAAATAGGTTCAGATAAATCATTTGGCAGTAAAGGAAAAGTTGGTTACGGTGAAAAAGGGAAAAACAAAATTATAGATTGTAACGAATACGCTCCTATTATCGGCGATAATACAACAGAAACAGCAAAGAAAAGTTATGAATTATTAAAGAAATATACAAAAAATCAAATAATATTTGGTGGTAATTATTTTACAGATTTTTTAAAACCTTCAAGATGTTGGTTGGTTTGGGATAAAGAAAACACAGGAAATTTTGCAGATGCAGAACTTGCATGGACTTCATTTGAAACAGGCGTTAAATTATATAAATTTATGTGGAATGGTTTATGTAGAGAAGGAAGCAGAAAAGTTGAAGGCAAAAAAAGAATCCATCCTACTCAAAAACCAGTTGGCATGTTAGCAGATATTTTAAAAGATTTTTCAAAAGAAAATGATAATATTGTTGATGCATTCGGCGGTTCTGGAAGCACACTAATAGCATGTGAACAATTAAATAGAAGATGCTTTATGTGTGAATTATCACCGAATTATATTGATGTTATTGTAAAAAGATATATTGATTTTACTAATAACAAAAATGATATTTATGTAATTAGAGATGGTCAAAAAATAAAATATAAGGATTTAAAAGCATAACGGAATGATCAATTTATCTGAAAAACAAATTGAATATATTAATAATGCGAATAAAACGTGGAATTGGAAAGTTGGAGCTGTTCGTTCTGGAAAATCATTTGTTGATATTGCAGCAGTAATTCCAAAAAGGTTAATCGAGCGACAAAATAAATCAGGGTTAAAAGTTATCATTGGAGTTTCAAAAAGCACAATTGAACGAAATGTTTTAGAACCAATGCGTGAAATTTACGGTGATAAAAGGATATCAACAATAAATAATAGTAACATTGCAATTTTATTTGGTTGTGAAGTCTACTGTATTGGCGCAGAAAAGAAATCTCAAGTAAAAAAGATACAAGGTAGTTCAATTGCATATTGTTATGGAGATGAAGTCGCTAAATGGTCAGAATCAGTATTTACAATGTTACAATCACGATTAGACAAAGAATATTCGTGTTTTGATGGTACTTTAAATCCGGAATCTCCATATCATTGGTTGAAAAAAGTTCTAGATAAAGAAGAAGAAGATAAATATATCCAGGAATATATTATTGATGATAATCCGTATTTATCAGAAAAATTCGTTAAGAATTTGAAATTAAAGTATGAAGGTACGGTTTATTATGATCGTTACATATTAGGTAAATGGGCACTTGCAGAAGGCTTGATTTATCAAAATTACAATCATGTTGTTGTTAATTTACCAGATGAAATCAAAATTCAAAATATTAAAAACTTTAAAATAAAAGATTTTTGCGTTTCAATTGATTACGGAACTTTAAATGCATTTGCAGCATTATTATGGTATTACTACAACGGTATTTGGTATGCAATTGACGGTTATTATTATTCAGGCAGGGCAGAAGGTATTCAAAAAACTGATAATCAATATTTAAAAGATATGATTGATTTTGTTTCACCAATTTATGCAAAATCAAAAGAATATGATCTTGATAAAATAGAAGTTATTATTGATCCATCTGCAGCAAGCTTTATAACAGAATTAAAAAAATCAAGAAAATTCAAAGTCAGAAAAGCTGATAATGTTGTTAGTGATGGAATAAGAGATACAGCTGTTGCTATCAGAATGAATTTAATAAATGTTAGTAAAAATATAAAAGAATGGGAAGATGAAATAAAAGGTTATCGTTGGAACGAACCAACAGACGACGACGACAGGAGAAGCTCAGCAAAAGAAGAACCTTTAAAAGAAAATGATCACTATATGGATTCAACAAGATATTTTGTAAAAACAAAAAAATTAGCTGAAAAATATACAAAAGATTTATATCAAGAAGAAAAACATAATAAATATAGTTCGTTATTTTAATAAGGA